ATACTCATTTAATTGTACTGATTAAAAATAATATAATTGGAAGCACAATAGTAGCAAAATAATCCCAAGGGTCTCCATTTGATGTTTTAACTTTTTTGCCGTTAACAATTTTTGTCCTGATTAGGTCGTCATATACTTCTTTTGCCCCTCCCGCTAATATAGCAAGTAATAAGCCCACATAGGGTGCAAATATTAAGGCTCCTGCAATATAAATTAATGTACCTACAATTAAGTGATACAATTTATCTCTTTTCCAAAGATGATTTAAAAGCCATTTTATCATACTATCTATTTATTTAACTCTTGATTAATATACTCACCTCCGTTGCTCTCTATAAAGTTAATCATAGATTGCTTATGTACGTAGGTTTTAATTTTCATTTTTGTACTGAATGTTTGACCTTCTGTTATTTTTCCATAATGAAATACTGTGTTATCTTCGTTTGTAGCAACGTACCAAGGCTTATTTAAGTCTGTGTGATTGTTTATCATATCTTTATTTTTAGGCTGGCCCACCATCGGTAATACTCCAATTATATGTATTTACTAATATATCCCTTCCAGCTTGTCCTGAAGCATTATATTTGATTGTCCCTGCACCAAACTCCACATTTTGTTTTAATGTTAGTTGAGACCAATTCTCATAACAGGCAGTTAGGTTTTCTACTGATATGTTTGAATTTTCAAACATTCTATCCATACTAGTAACACTACTAACATCCCAATTTGTTGTATTTGGATTTGCTGATGTTGCACCTTGAAACATTCTTTCCATATTAGTAACATTACTTACATCCCAATTTGTTGTGTCTGGATTTGCTGATGTTGCACTTAAAAACATATAAAGCATATCAGTAACACTACTAACATCCCAATTTGAAGTATCAGGATTTGCTGATGATGCATTATAAAACATAACAAACATACTATTAACATTACTTAAATTAGGAACATCAGTTGCAGTTGTTAACATATTTTCACAACCAAAAAAAGCCCTTTCAAGACTACTCCAAACAATAGTTCCCCATTGCTTTATGTCTGTGATTTTTAATTTATCACCACTATTATTAAATTGTATTCGATTAAATCCATTAACCTCTTTAGCACTAACCTCTAAATCATATACACCACTACTAGGTAAGGTAATAGTTTCTTGATTAGATAAATCATTAAATGTAGCTACTTGTGTACCATTTTGTTTTGCAACCACATCGTAGTCGCCTTCTGCCCCTGTAAATTGAAATTGATTATTATTAGAAACTCCTGTTTTGGAGGTGTCTACTTCTATGATAAAAGTGTTTGGATTTACGGAATTATCAAAAATAACATTTGCCCCTAAATACAATTTTTTAATTTCTACACCTCCTAAGTATGCCTTATTTATGCCTGTATTACCTATTTTTATAGCCATTATGTAATGATGTAAAAGGTGTCGGTTACAGGTGTTCCTGCATCGTATTCCGCCTGAGTAAGACTAACTATGTTTACAACCTTATCACTTCCTGTGGGTTCGTTTGCTACTATTGAATTAACTTTTCCACTTAGGTCTTGATCGCCTGTATTGGTTCCACTTGTATTTTCTAATCTTGTTATAGCTTGATCGCTTATTAAGCTACTTCCCGTAACCTTGTCAACTTTGCCACTAAGGTCTTGATCGCCTGTATTAGTTCCGCTTGTATTGGCTAGTCTTACAATAGAAGCATTTTCAATCAAACTACTTCCCGCAACCTTGTCAACTTTGCCACTAAGGTCTTGATCGCCTGTATTAGTTCCGCTTGTATTTTGTAGTCTTGTTATAGCTTGATTGCTTATTAAGCTACTTCCTGTAACTTTTACGACAAAGGTATCTAGTAAGGCTTGTAAGTCTGTTTGATTGGAAAGCGTTCCGCCTATACCGCCCCAATCAACACTACCGCCAGTTCCCCCTGTTATAATTGGATTAACTGGGTCTGTATTATCGACAATATTACCCGTAACGGTAAAAACCCTATCATCAACCTCTAAATCCAACAAATCAAGCCTTTCAAGTATGGCCAAATATTGGGCGTTTGTAATGCCCATGGCCTTTGCAGTTCCGCCCCCCTTCCCCGTATTGCCAAAAGTCCAACCTCCGTAATTTTGACGCTTTGTAAGCCTTGTTTCCTCAGCACTATAAAGAGGAAAGAGTTTAGCGTTTGCTTCCATGAAAGCAAAGTAACCCCTCTTATAAGACTCGTATTGCTTTTCCTGTGCTTTTACTAGGTAATCAACCTCATCCTTATTAACCCCCTCTGAGTCTGCTCCTGTGGCTTTGTATATCCCCTTGTTCCCTATATTATAAGCGCCATATGTAAAATAATAAGCCGTGCTTAAGTGAATAAGCATTGGTTTTATATAATCCTCGTACAATGTTTCGTATTCTGTTGAGAGATCGTCGGTTTTAAACTTCTCAACTAGCTCAGCATAAAAAGCCTCGCCCATAAGTGGCTTAATCGCCGTGATTTGTGCGGATTTTATAGCGGGAATTAAACGACTTGTCTCAACATTACCACCTATAGGGGTGTTTTTTGTGATGTCATCTTCCTTTAATAGTAGTGTTGCCATTTTATTCTATCTTTTTATCAGCTATTGCCTTATTAATATCCTCTTTATTGCCCAAAAGCTTAATAGCAACGGCTTCATCAAATCCAAAAACCTCTTTCAAGATGGTAATTGCTAGATCATAACCCGTTGTTCCCGCAATAACAGACTGTTGAATTGATAAGATACCCGTTACACCTCCAACGGATCCACGTAATCCCGCTTGGCTTTCGCTTTCAACCTCGCTATCTGTGGTTTTAATGTCGGTTTTTTCTCCCGTTACGCTGTCGGTTAATTGTGGAGTTTCATCCCCTTCTCTTAACTCTTCAAAGTCTTCAAAATCTAGTTTTATATCTGGATAACCAACTTTTAAAATGTTTTCTAAAGCTGTTAATATAGTGTTTCGATTTGGGTTTATTTGATTCCTGTATAGAGTTTTTAATGCTGTTTTCATTTCCTCGGAATCGCTTGAGAAACCCGTTGCAACCGCTTGACCAAACAAACTTGGGGAGGTTACTTTATTGGCTAGTAATATTTTAGAATTTGCTTCCTTAGATACAAACTCAAACTGCTGGTAAGCATCTGTTATCTCAATACTATCTACCGTTGTAGCTGAATCCTTATCCTTATTAAAGGAAACTATTATCTCTCCAGCGTTATTACTACCTGTTAATTTTCTTTTAAACGTTGCTTCTGCATCCTCTTCCGCTTCCTCACTTATACTTTCCCCTTGGTTAATGTTTATTATTTTACCCGCTGAAAAATTATTCTTGATATGTTTTCTCAGGTAATTACTAACTTCCTCTTCTATCTGAGCATATTGCAATCCCGAAAAGTAATCAGGTAGAGCAAATATAGGCTGAGGGGAATGTCCTTTAAGATAATATATTTCTGTTTCCCTATCCTGGCCCTTTTCAAACGCTGGTATTAATTGAGGACGAAAACGGCCCCTTAAATTCCAATCAAAACTAAACCAATACGCCAAAGGATCTTCTGTCATATCATCGGGCCTATCAACGGCAATTTGGCGAGCTGGAATGCTATATATTTTTGTAACCTTTAAATCCCCAGCCTTGTTGTATATGACTTGTAAAGGGCTATTTCTTTGTAGCTTGTATTCGTGAACTAACATATTAACGTCGTCTTTAGAAAGTATGCTATCTAGCTTCTCTTGGGTAATACCCTCAACGGCTATTAATCCATCGCCTACGATATAATTCACATAGCCATCCACAACCGCCTGTAAGGTTGCCGACCCTAAATAAGCATTTTCTACAGTCGTAAAGAAACTATTATCTGGGCCATTTGTGAGAAACTTATTACCAATCTGTAATAAACTTTGAGGGTTTATACGCTCGTAATTGTTGAAATTTAATACTTGTACTCTATCTTTTTTCATGCTTCTATAATTCCAGATTCGGTATCCTCATCGAATCTATTAAACTCCTGTATATTGGTTTCGCTTGTAGAAAATAAGCGACCTCTAAATATTAGTATTTCCGTTTCGACCTGCTTAAAATCTATCAAGTAACTCTTATCATCTTCAAAATCAAAATCCACATAAATATCCTGTCGACCTCTCTCCCCGAATGAAGTAAATACATTTTCGATAACAGTTTCATCGGTAATCTCATCATAAATAGAGATAGTAACCTCATCCATATAAACCCTTGGATAAATAGAGATAGTATTGAAATCCCCTTCGATCAAAACGTTATCGTCATTCTCAACTTCGGAGATCGTTAGATCAGCATTTAGGTAGATGTTTTTTTTGTCGTTGATATTAATTACTAACATTTATTCTAAAAACAATAGAAACAAAAAAGACTCAACCTATCTAAGCTGAGTCTTTTTTTATTTACTTGTAATTACTTATTAAGGTGCGACCACCGCCTCTTTCAATGCTGTAATTGTAGCCTCATCTAAAAAGTAAGCTGGTTGTGCTTCCTGTGATACACCCTCTAAGGTGTAAGCATTTGCACCATCCAAAGGCCCTTCGATATTTGTGGTATTATTAAACTCCACACCTCTACGCAATCCAATAGCTAGAATATCCCCGCCGTTTGTTTCCGCAAATACAATAGGTCTACCGAAAACCATTTGTCTTAACTGGAAAGACTTCTTAGCTGAAATCTTTGTAAAAACCGCCGTTAACGTTCCGTTGAAAGTTGTAGTTCCTGTATCTCTGCTTGAGCTTGTTGGCTCGGTGTAAGTATTACCAACATTCTTAAGAGGGAATTTATGAACCTCAAATAATGTCGGTAATCCTGTTAATAGGATACCATCGGTTTCATCTTCTGAAGTGGTGAATTCGTAATCCGAAAAGTTTGCAACGTATAAAGCTTTAAAGCCTGCGACTGCGTTTTTGCAATCTGCTCCATTTATGCCTTCTGTTATATCACATAATGCCATAATTATTTTTTGTTTATAAAAAACCCCCTCTTTATTTAGAGAGGGTTTCTTGAATTATTTATTTATTTATCTACTATGCAAAGTTTCCGTACCATACAATTTGACTTGCAAAGCTAAATCCTACTCCCATTTCAAGCACTACTTTAGTTCTAATAGTTCCAGAAAGATCTGATTCATCCATGTCCTTAACGTTAACCTGGTTAAGATCTGATTCCAATCCTGTAAGAAAACCTAAGTTTTTCACTCGGTAGATAACGATTTGATCGCCTGCAATAGCTCCAACGCTTTCCATTCTTAAGCCTAAGAAGTCTAATTCTTTATCGCCTACTGTGGTGTTCAAACCTTGTGCTGCTACTGCTTGCTTGTACAATTTAAGAACTTTCTTAGAGGTTACTAAAACTAAATCCTCCTCGTCCATTACTTCGTCGATAATAGCATTGTAAGCTTTCTCAACCTCTTCAACAACGTTTGCCTTTGTAATAGTAGTATTTTGCACCTCGATTGTATCTGCATCCGCTGCAAGCTTTGCAAAAAGACCAAGTGTTGCAGCGTTCCAGATGAAGTTATCAACTTTCGCACCCAAGTTTTCAACAATAGCTAATAAAATAGCTGATTGTATGTCTGCTGGAATCTCATTTGCAGCTGCAAAAAGTCCCGCTGATTGTGCTTGGAATGTTTGATGAAATTCATCCTTACATAACTCATGGTCAATTTTGAATTTCTTCAATATAACCTCTACATCATCATAATCAACATCCCCCTCGGGAGTAAATCCACAAGCGTAATCTTGTAACTCTGCTGAGTAGCTTAGTCTAGGTAAAAAACCCGTACCAATGTTATTGGGTAGGACTGTGATTAAATTTTTTGCGATTGTATCGGACTTTTTAAACGCTTGGATGAAGATTTCACCAGCTAATGCCCCATTATAACCTGAATTTACTGTGGTAAGTGTTGCCATTTTTTTCTTTATTATTTGTTAGATCTTGAAATTCTTCCCAACGCCTCAAGCGTACTTTCTTTATTGTTAGCCTTTAAGTTGACTTCTGCTTTAATTTTACCCGCGTTTGGGGTGTCTTCCAGTTGTGCTTTTAAGGTTAAAATCTCTTTATCTTTTGCTTCTGCACTAGACTTTAAGGACTTTATTTCTTCTAAAAACAACTTTTCAAATTTTGATTTAACATCTTTTGAATTTTCAGCCATGTTTAACACGAGTTTAATTTTCTCCTCGTCTGACATATTATACTTTTTGGCTAGGATCTTATCCATGTCGGGATCTTTTGCAATCATTTCCAAAAGCTCCTTCTCTTGATCTTCCATTGATATTTCTTTCTTTGTGTCAACCTCTTCAACTTCAACGGCTTCGATTTCTGAAATCATACCTTCACCATCGGTTTTATAAGTCATGCCCTCAAAAACAAATTCTGAGTCCGTGATAACCTCTTCGCCTCTGGTTACTTTCATTCCAACCTCCAAGGCTTCCACCTCTAAAGGTTCAGCACCTTCGCCCTGTGGAATAGATAACATTTTAATCTCCTCCTTGTCCTCCATGAATTTGATAAATTGTTTTAAATAATTTCCCATACTATTTTTTATATTAATTGATATACTACTTTCTTCTGAAAACAACATTTTCTCCATTGACAGGTAACTGTCTATAGAGACCCCTGTCGCTTTGCCCGTTTCGATGTATTCCGCCCAGTCAGAATCGTTTAATTTCATTATGATACACCAAGTGCCAACGGGCAAATCTTTAAACCCTAAAGCGAAAGCTTTGTCTTTTGTTTCATCGGAAATAACCCACGACTCCACGACAACGCTAGAATTAATTTTTTCCTTTTGATCGTGATTAAACCAGTTATTTTTATTAAAACCCTCCTGAGTTAAGAAATTGTGAGCGAGTTTTTCTATGGTTTCCGCATCAAAATAAACGCTAAAATTGCCACGCTCTTCTGTAAATCTAGGAATCCTTTGTTCGGGAACCAAAACAACACAGGCTAATTGCTTCTTAAGTTTATTTTCAACTTTAAGTTTTATCGTTTCTTTTTGATCTTCGCTTAACTCAATAAAGCTATATTTATTTGCTGGTTTTTTAATTAAGGATATGCCATACAATAGGCCATCCTCATCATCATTCCAAACCGCTTTATATACCTGCTCTTCCATTTACTTTATTTTAAAAACAACTTATACAAATCTTGAATTATTTTGCCTATTTCTATCTAGGGCTTGTTGATTAGTAACCCTTCCACTAACGACATAAGCCTCTTGCGGGGTGGTATCTCGTTCAGATTCGTTTTGAGCATTTCTAACGTTGCTAGAATCGCCAACGGTGTCAAATCTTGGGGAGGCTGATATAACATTCCCACCTCTTGCGCCAGCTGTTGCACCGCTACCATCTGAATTAGTAGACAATATGTTTTGCACGGAAGCAAATCCAGCCGCTGCCGTTGTCGCTGCATTTAATATTTTAATTGGTAGAGGTTCTTTTGAAGCGAAAGCTGCCGTTATACCTTGATAGGTGTTAAATAGAGATTCAGCAACCGCAAAGCCTTTTGCAGCATCGCTTCCTTTCGCTAAACTATCAATGATACTAGATACACCTCCAAGAACATAACCCACTTTTTGATCGTTAGTAAGCTTTGTAAACATAGCATCTTCCTGTGCTAAAGCTTTTGATTTGGCAATAGTCTCTTCATTGTATTTCTGTATTATTTCAGCCTTTTGACTTTCGTCTAACTCTAAATCTTCTAATTCAATTTGTAATTCCTCTAACTTTCTATCCCGTTCCTTTTGAAATATTTCCTGTGGAGTTAATCCAATCTCATCCTCTGGGATATACTTATTTCGGATTTCTTCAAGCTTCGCTAAATTCTCATCCTCTATTGCTTGGATTCCAGAATTATATTCCATCGCTGCCGCAATAAGTAATTCATTTTTTTCGTTTTCATTCTCAACCGTTCGCTCAATTAAAAGTCTTTGGTTCTCTAGAGTAGTCTCTAATTCAGCCTTACTTAACTCCTCTTTAGACTTACCAATCTTTCTTAATTCCTGTAAGTTAGTCCTTCTCTCTTCCCTTAACGCAGCTTCATTAAGCAATTGTTCAGAAGCAAAACCTGCTATTCTCTCTTCAACATCAGCAACATCTTTTTTAGCATTAAGTACTGCAACTTGTAAATCAACATTACCTTTATTAGCAGCTAAATCTGCATTTGCAGCAGCTAACCTCAAATCAGCTAATCTCTTCTCTTCCTTACCTTGTTGCTGTAATTTTACTGCTATCTTATCATTTGCTTTTATTCTAGCTTCTATGCTTAATTCAGTATTATCTCTTACTTGTCTAAGTAATTCTATTTCTTTTTGTGACTGTAGAATAGACAGTTCTATTTGTGCTTCTGCTAATTTAGAAGACTTTCTTAACTCAACCTGAGCATCCGCAGCGTTATAAGTCTCTTTAGCATAATTAGCAATAGCTAAACCCGTATCGGTTAAGGTTTTCCCTATCTTATCAAAAGAACCATCTACGCCCGTATAAACGTCAACTAATTCCTTTCCCGCTTGCTTTGCTGTTTCTAATGCTCCCGAAAAATCCCCCTCAAATAATTGGCTTATAGCCTTACCAGCGAGTCCAATAGTTTCAACAAAGGATTTAAAACGCTCGATAAGATTATCCCTTATTGCAGCCCCAAAGCTCTCAATATTTTCTAGTGGATTCTCAAATATATCTTTGAAAAAATCGCCAATAGGCCCAACGCTATCAGATAAGAAAACTACAAAATCATTCATTACCCTTGTAAGGAATTCCATTGCTACATTGAAGACGTCAAGAACCTTTTGATTATTCATCAAGGCCTGAGCAAACTTCGCAAACAAAGCAATCGCAATACCAATTCCCGCAGCTTTTAATGCTGTGCCAATACCCTTAACCCCAGCTTGGAAAGCCTTTAACAGTTTAGGGGTTTTCTTCGTTTCTTTGTTAAGTTTTTGAGTTTCTTTAGTAACACTTCCAATACCTTTTTTAGTATCTTCAATGTCTTTTTTAGCGGATTTGTTATTGACAACAAACTCAAATATCTTTTTAACTACTGACATATTATCCTAGTATTTTTAGAATAAATCTTTTCCAAATATTCCACATTTTATAGTAACCTCTATACATTTTCATGTACGGATGCTTAGGAGGATTCTTTAAAGATTGGATTCTATTTATTGTATCTGTTATCATAGTTTTAAAAACATTGTATTTTAGGCTTCTTGTCTAATAGTGAATTCCCTAAATGATTGTTCTGTTAAAGGAAATATTATAAAACTGTCATCAATTAAGGAACCCGTTGTATTTTCTGTAATTTTAAAAACTGATGTTTCGTTCCCAAATCCTAAATCATTACTTAATAATTCTATATTTTCGGGTAAATCTCCAATAGTCCAAAAACCATTTGATTGTACGTCAATAGTAAACTCTTGTTCACTAGAATCTAAAACCCTAATTGTTGGTGATATTGTTAACTGTGTGTTATTTAAAGAACCGACCCTTGTAGATTGGTTTATACTCACCCCGTAATTTATACCGCCAATTAGTAAATTTATAATACCATTCCTTTCTGCATCTTTATAGTTTTCACTAACATAAAAAGGGATATTGTAAACCCTTCTACTTCCAGAAATCTCCCCTATATTTATGAAACTACTATTTGTATTAACTTCGGTAATAACTTTATCGGTTCTTATTACAATATTTGAAAATCCTCCCCCAGCATTAAAGACAAAATTTGTGATATTTATATTAACTCCACTAACTAGAAATTGATTATTGAAGTCTGGGAATAAAGTGAATGTCGTGTCGTTTGTAGTCAAATCAATATCAAATTCCTCTATACTGTATTTGTTATTTTTGTAGATAATTTGACTATTAAGGTCTATTTTATTAACAATACTTGGAGGCAAAACACTCTCCAAAGTTACCAGCCTAGAATCGCTATTTAATAAATTCTTTATCCATGGCTCGTGATTTTGCTTATAGATGTTTTTTAATAAGTTTTGATAATGCCATCCGTTAATTGTGGTTTGTGAAAAGTCCAGATTATTAGATACTTGAGAGCTGACATAATTATTTGATGAGTCGCAAATTGGCACGCCTGTCAATCTTAATATATCGGTTTTCGGTGTAAAATCATCTGTAGGCTTTGCGCTTAAGTCTAAAAGTATAGGCTCAGGACTTTGACCATTTGTGATTGGGGTTACTCCGTTGTAATAAAAGGAAAGCATGTTGTCAGGGAAGATGCTATCAATTTCACTCCCGTTTGCTTCGCTATAAATTGCAATATTTATATTACTTGGAATCGACTCAGCTGTATTTTTTAACCTAACAAAAAAAGGTATTTCATTTTTAAATTCTATAGTTGTAGATTTCTTATTATCGACTGGGAAAGTCTTTAAATCATTCCCTCTGAATCTACCAGTAACCGCTTTGAAATTCTTTTGTAAAATGCTATCCTCTTCAACGGCGTATTTATATTCAATCGTTTTGTTATTTTTGTAAACTGTGGACTGCTCACTTTCTTGATCGCTGTATTTTGTGATATCAATTACATTACCCTCAGCGTAGTAATCGTTAATATTTTGCAGTCTAAAATTAGTTGTAGAATTAGGTCTTATAATTAGTTTGAACTCCTTAATTAAGTTTTTCAGATAGTCCAGAACGGTAATGTCTGGCATATTATCGGAGATGATGAATATAGGCTTAAGGTCTATTATAGATTGTTCGGAACCCGCACCAGTTGCACCTGAAATTGTACCTGCCCCAGTAAACCATGTTCTATTAAAAGTTGTGAAATAAGTGGAGTAATATTTATTGCCATCCGCAAAGTTTATTTTATCTTTTGATTTTATTTCAATTACAAAAGTTTGGTCTATGACATCATTTGAATTTGGAACCATATTAAAAAAGATGTCAAATATAATTGAGAAAAAACCATTGTTCCCAATAGCAGTATTAAACCCTTGCCCCTCAAATTCACCGCTTTCCTGCAATACATTGCCTTCCCTATTTACAATTCTTATTCTAAAGAATTTATCTTGAGGGAATTGGAACCAAAAGGTATATCTCAGTCTAATTTGGTAGCTTTCATTTAACGGATTGCTTCCTACTTCATTTGTCAAATCTTGACTATTGAAATTGAAATTAATATCGTTACCGTTAAAGGTTAAGTATTCTAAACTAGCAACGGGACTGGCCGTTATTGGCTCCCATTTCAAAATGCTATTGCCATCATCGTTACCGCTTAACCAAGTGTAGAGAGTTGTGAAATCGGTAGTATCTAAGAAGTCCCTTGAAAAAATTACTCCATACTTAGCCTCAATAGCTTCAATAATCCTATACTGCCTTATCGCTGGCCTCAAATCCTGTAAGAATAGTTTGCCCTCCGTTTTAGTTATGTCCTTAGGGTCGTTGTCTATGCTTGTATTATACTGTATCTCTCTACCTGCTGGAATAATCATTGGCATAATTAAAGAAGGGACAGAGCTTAAACCATCCTCGGTTAAAACCAAGGTAGGAGTTGTAAATAAAGCAGTTATATTTCGCCTATTATACTCAAAATTATACTTGCTAAAATCTAAATCCCTTAATTTATCGCCATCAAATACGTCATCTAGTCCTGTCAACTCCCCATAAAAAGTAATTGCATAAGAGTTTAACTTCCCATCTTTGTTTTTAATTTCTTCTAGCTGTGTTTTTCCACTTCGAAAAGGCAAAGTATTGTATTCTATGTAAGAATCAACTCTTAAATTAGGGTTAAACCCATCCTTAACACCTATCTCAAACCAATTTTTGAATATTTTACTGTTCTTTGGGGAGGCTGGAACCGTAAAAGTGTTAACCAAATCATTAAAAACCGCTTCAATGTTGTCAGCATCAACCAATTTGCCCCTATACATTACCGTTTCCCCTTCAAAAAGATCTATCCTCTCCGCTTTTTGAAACAAATAATTGTTATTATCTGGGTTTTTTGTACCTATGTAGTAAGCTAATTTCATTCGTTTAAGTTTCTGTCCTCCTTAAATGTAAATCTGTAGTTAATCATATCCGTTTGTAGGTCATCCTCTTTATTAAAATTGCTACTTTCCAAAGAAACCGCTCTCAAAACTCCGTCAATTTCTAACCAGATTTCTTCGCTCATAAATAAATCCTCATAGCAATCATTCATATAAGCATCGACTAAGCCCGTGTTACATTCCCATTCTCTCGACCCTATTTTGTTGAAGATTTTATTTGTGTGCGTTAATGGTAATTGGATATTTCCATTTATATCTCTTATACTTCGCTTATATTTTGAGCTGTCAGTATCTACTGAATCAATACTACGACCATTCATATAAGTAGGTTCTAAAGCTCCAAAGCTGTTTTTGAATATAACCTTCACGGAATAAAATAAACAGCTTTCAGTGCCTTTGAATAAGGTTACGGTGTCGATTGTAAAGTTACCACCCCTTTTAAATTTTAGTATAGTTGTATCTCTTGATAAGTATTCAGAAAAATCAATACATAAATAAGAAATATACTCCTCTGGTTTCTCTGGATTTACATTCTCAAAATTAGGGTTTGTAATTGTATTGGTAAAAGGCCCATTAATAACCTCAATCTCTCTCACCTTATCCGATAAAAACGGGATAGTCATTTTCCCATCTCTATTATACTTTCTCTTATTACCGTTTATAAGGACTTCCTTAAATTCGCTATACCCATCAAAGACAAAGTTAAATTCATTTTTAGTTTCTAAAACCGTATCCCCTAAAAGCGTGTCCACTTTTGTAGTGGCAAATCTTCCAAGCCGCGCGATTTCTATATTAGGGCCTTGAGTTGAATAATCTAACTGATCGTAGTAAGCTATATCAGACTCAAAATCTTGTTGATTTATGAGAGGACTTATATTTAAAAATTGGCTAAACTGATTATCTGCTATTTTTGGCTTGTAGATTGCTATCGTATTATCTTCGCTTACTGCAAAGTCGTTTTGATAAACAGTTAAAAAAAAATTAGCAGTAGACCAAATATTCCTACCTATGTTTTTAATAAAAAAATCCTTCCTTATAGGTATGTTTACAATACTATCCCCTAAATTAGCATCGTTTCTAAATACACTTATCACAACTTTATTTGTTAGGCTATTTATCCTGCTTAAAAAATATACATCGTCATTGCTTTCAATTCTTTTTTCTATCCTAATTTTATCGTTTCCTATTTTTAAATACTGAAAACCTAAATCTCCATCCCTACTGTTTACTTCAACTAAGTTATCAAAGAGATTATTTCTAGTATTTTCCATGCTACTTTTATCAATAAGAACTTCATTCTTATTTAACACGCTTGTGAATGCTTCAAATTCTGTAATAACCCCACCAATAATTACAGTTCTAGGTGTTGGTGTTGGGGTACCTAATTGTAAATATTTAATTACTCTTACAGTATTTAAAACTTTTAATCTTTGTTCTATTTCGCCAGTATTCAAATTTAAAGCTCCAAAATTATAACTTAGAGATGCTGAAAAGAAAGAAAGATATAAAAAGCTAAATTCTCCAAACTCTATTTTTCTAACTGCTGTAACGTCATAATCAAAAGTAAATGAGTTGTCTAAGTTACCATTCACATCTACTTTTATAAGTCTGTTTACATCTTCAGTACCGTATTTACTGAAAGTACCTGCAATATAATAACTAGAATTTCTTTCTGTTATATCTTGAACTGGCCGATTTGTACCCTTAAACCCTTGTACTAAATTCCCTTCGCTATTAAAAACTGCTAGATTTTTAGTGTCAACCGTTGCGGAAACCCCTCCGGGAATGGTAAACACACCCCCAACTAAAACCTGTAAATCACCATCCTGTTTTACATATATTTTATCTATTTCATCCCCAAAACCTGAATCTATTGCAGTTCTGATTTTAGAGAAAAATGTACTTCTAGGCAGGCTAAAAGTTGAGCTACAAGCAAAAAGCCTGTTGGCTGTTATTCCAATCACTTCAGAAATATCACCACCTATTATAATTATTCCAAAAACATCTATAATACCTATTGCAGTAACTCTTGTTTTAAGCCCGCTTGGATTTTGAACACTTTCCCTGTTATCAAAATCAACCATTGTAGAAGATAGACCGTTATTAATTAAGTCCAATTCAAACAACCCCCTTAGATTGTCTAGGTCTCCAACCCCTAAAAACTCTCCCCCAATAATTAAGCTGTCATTTACTGCGTGATATTTGATTGCATCTACACTTACACCGCTTTGAATAAAGGTTGCATAATTAACAGAACTATAAACCGTTCCATCTGTATTTAAAATGATAAAGAGGTTGCAATTAGTTGTCGTTCCGTCTTTTGTGTAGGTCGTAAACTCCCCTCCAATAGCAATTAAATTAATTGCTTCCTCTCTAAAAAAGAAATATTCAATAGTGTTCACATTGTCATTAAAACCCCCTAGAAAGTCCTGGACGATACCATTCTTAGTGCTAAAAATATTATCTACTTCAGTAGTATCTGGTGAAACAAATCTTTTATTTACTAATGCAGCACCTTCATCGTAAAAAAAAGGCTCAAAGTTTTCATTAATTTGGTAGGTAATACCCTCCCCATTTTTTATATTTAACTCGGGTTGTGATGGGTTAAACGCTTGGTTTTCAAATGTGATGTCAACCTGTAAAAATTTATCTGCTCCTGAATCTGGCCCCATTATTTTTCGTCTTTAAATTCCTCGTCTATATCTTTTAAAAATCCTTCATTCAATCTATCCTTAATACCTCGACCTCTATCTAGTTGTTCTTGAACTTGCTTAGTGATTAACCTTGGAACAATACCTTTTCTAAATATCGATTGTTGGACGGCAAATTTATTTATTCCTTTTGCTTTGGCCCAATCGCCTAGCCCTTCATCTAATCGTGGCTTTTTGGTTTTGTAACTAAACGGGGTGTCATATTGGAATATACTAGATGGGTTATTTGCGTTAGGACTTCCGCTTACACCTTGATCCAAAAAGTCAAAATAATTAAACGCCTCAATATAAAACCCATCCTCGGTAGGTTTTTGCTTGATGCTGTTTTTGAGGTTAGAATTAAACACAGGAACGTTAAATTGGTATGAGTTTTTATACTCAATACTAATCCCGAGAACTGCATTTCTTAAATTCTTGCCTAACATACATCTAAGCTATTAATCATTTTAAATGTAACCGTTACAAACCAACCATCTAATCCATTACTATCTTGTAGAAATAACGGTTGTATATCGGAGACGGTAGTCATATAAATTTGATCGTCATTATCCTTTGACATGACTGTAAGAAATTCATTGATGATACTATAACACGTATTATGATTATCAATTACATTGTCGTTTCCCTCAAACTTAGTACCCTTGTATCTGTTATCTGTGGTCCTTTGATCAAATACACCTATCTCAAAAGTAAAGTTATTAGAAGCTTCATTTACCCACGGTGCAGAAACAGGATTTAGATGAGCCAAAGGATAAATATTATCTTTAAGAATATCCTTATCTTCTCCCCTTGCATAAATCAAAGTATTAACCAGGGGGTTTTCTTCCAATGTATCGCGAATGATTTTGACTATTTTATAAAAGTTATTATTCATCCTTTATTTTAAAAACATTGCTATTTTAATTTGTTGATTTTTTTAATCCTCTCATCTTCCGCCTCGTTAAAATCAATCATGTAATTAAGATAATACAGAAATTCAGCTACAGGACTATTAACAACCTTGCTGACATTTAAGAATTTATAGTCTGCTGCTTTCATTATTTGGTTTCCCCACCCATATTTTGAAGCAAGTTCCTCGCCTTTTGTTACAAGTCTTTTTTTAGTTTTTTCCTCTTGCTTTTCTTGGTCATAGATTCGTGGATATCTTTTAACAAAATTTCGTTTAAAGTCAAAAAAAAAGCTATCACAGAATGATAAATTTTAACCTCAACCTCTAGCATCACATCCGCATATTTTTTCGAGCCTTGATACTGTTCAATCTCATATAATTTACCGTAACTTGAAATCACTGGCCTGTATAAAATAGCCATTAATCTATGCACATTATCAAAGTCATTTTCATACAAATCAATGTCTACATATTCGCTAGTCATCAAGTCCTCAAAATCTGGGATAAGGCCATACTCAATACCATCAAAAGTAAATCTTTGTGTTACCTCTTCTTTTTTAGAATTGAGTCCATCTAGGTAGCTTAAAAGAATCTTATTCGCTTCCTTAAGTTTTAAATGCTTATTGATTTTTAATAGTTCGGTAGTTACCTTTTTAGAGTTTTCCCCATAAAGTTTGAACAAAGCTCGAACGGTCATGTATTGTTTTATTGTCATCTTATTCTAAATCTTTTAACTCTTTGATTTCTATGTCGGTGTACTACATAATAATTAATGCCATCAATGTAGTGATTAAAATCGTCAATGGGTCTATCCCCAGCGGGATAATTTGGATCCCAGCAATACTCATTCAACTCTGTGATAATGTCTTTACTATCTGGATCGACTATAATTTTATAATCTCTAAGCAATTCCAACCTATCTATTATCTTAGGCTTTTTAACTCCTGTAATATTACAACCAGCGTTTCTTATTTCTGCGATTATATCGGGTGAAGCACTATCCGCAATAATCAAATTATGGCCTGTAATCTCTTTAACAATTTTAGCCAAATTACTTGGTATAATTCCAGTCCTATAGAGATGACCTTTAACGTAAATTGTCTTGATGGAGTGGTCGATATAACATTCTGCTAAAGCCGTTGGATCATTACTAAATCCAAAGTCTAAAGCAAACTCTGATGGTACATCTTTTGGAAACTCTCCCAACTCCCAATTAGTTAAAATCAACCCTTCCGCCTTATCTCTAAACCCTCCCATTACTATATTGTCATACTTAGGTGGATTAGTAATCTTAAGCTCTTCCATCTCCTCTATGAAGTCTTGAGATAGGTTTTTCAGGTTGTCTAAATATGTAGTATGGATATAGGTTACTTTCCCCTTAGTGATATTACTGCCTGGTTGTACCCCAGCTTTTTTAAACCATCTGGTGTAAAGTAGATGTTTTTTTGTTGGAGGATTAAAAACTAAAATTACTTGATTATCTGCGTTAACACTCCTTACTGAATAATTAATTTTATCAAAAAGCTCTTCATCATTTAGCTCTTCAGCTTCATCCAATACAAATATTGTTAGTCCTTCTATAGATTTAATATTTGCCGTTTGTATTTTACTTCCTGTCTTTAATCCTTTAAAAATTATACGGCTTCCAGATGTTTTATTTATTATTTCATTGTTGGTTATGTGGAATAAAGACTCAATACCAAGTGCTTCTATCTTAGAATTAAATTCTGGTATAACAGAAATCGAAGCCGACACCATCGTTAACCTACTAAATAAAATAACTTGACCTTTCTCAAAGGTTTTTAGTAATAAGTAAGTAGCTATTGAAAATGATTTAGCTGAGCCCCTTCCGCCTGAAACTATAAAATACCTCGATTTTGATTCTACTAAGGGAGTGAATTTATAGTGTAGATCAATTAAAGCCATTTTATTTTCCTCCGTTAAAGCCCACGAGATCTTTTAAATCTACGCTTTTAACTTCTACCGTACTTGTATTATCTGTTTTGTCTTTCCAATTATGCTTATTGGATAGGGTAAACTTAACCATGCTAGAATCTAAATCCCTAAAGAGACCCATCTTTGCTATCTTATGTTCTTGTACCTCTGAAAGCTCGTCATACATATCTAACAACCAAGGGCGGGTCTGTGCCATCTCATTTATTTGACCCCTGTAAATACCCTTATCCATTAGGAAATCATTGATAAAGATATTGTCTTTATTAACGTCATCAAGGCCTTTAATTGTTTTTTCCCACTTGGGCCTAAACCATGCTTTTCCCTCTTCAAAGATTTCTTGAATCTTTTCATCAGTCCACTTGTTTTTATCGTCTTTCCTTTTCATAAGTCTTTATCGTTTTAATTACCATTTTCTTAATCTTACCGGGGCAAAGGCATTGTGTTAACCTTTGATTGAATATTTGGTTATAGGTTTTGAATAACCACTTTACTTTATTAGATGGCACCTTTCCATTGAATCCTTTAAAAGTATTGTAGATTTCATCAGAGACCTTGTAAGCACTTTCTTTGATACGGAGATTCTCCTCTGTTATTTCGATCGCCTTTTCTTCGTAGTAAAGTTTCTCTGAAATTAAAGGGATTTCATTTTCTAAGATTTCCTTAAGCTCTTTGTATTTCTTGGTTCGCTTATCCAACCCTTGCATTTCTAATTTGATATCATCTGTAGTCATAATTTATTTGTATAAGTAGTTTAAAACGTTTCTAATTTTAGCTCTTGAATTAGATACCTTTTTTTGAGATACCTTATTTTCTATTGAAAATTGCTTCATAAATTGTCCTTTAACATAGCATTTTAAGAAAACCTCTATATCAAATTGATTTATGTATTTGCTATTCTCTAAAGTGTTAACAATAAATTTTAGCTGGTAATCTATTAAAGCCTCATGCTCCAACAACCTTTCTAAATCCTCAATACTTTCATCTGGTAACTCTAAGGTTACATCTAAATCTAAACTTTTATCTAAACTCACATTACCAGTATCTTTCCAGATTTGTCTCTTATGCCGATCCTCTCGCATAATAACGTTTTTAACGGCATTCTTAGAGGATATAAAATAAAAGTTGTCCGTGAAGTTGCTTTTAATCCAATCGTTTCTTAGGTTGCGATTGTGCCAACTTATAAGCAATTCACTAACTGCCTCCTCAGCTATAAATAAAACCTTACTACTGCCTTGTCCACCTAGTAATTGTGTTGCTGATATTTGTGTATAACCTTTAACTTGATTGACTAAAGCCGTTGTAATTTCTAATTGCATAGAGGATTTTCAAATTCAATTTCAGGAAACTCAATCTTAAATTCTGTAATATCATTCTCGAATCTTTCTACTAAATCATTCCATCTTATCGTGTATCTTCCCTGATCAAATTGGAAAGATAAAACAGCATTTGATTCAATAACTTTATCTAGTTCGTTACCCTCTGACATCTCAGCATTAGTAGTAACGTACTTCATTAATCGCAAATGAAAATATTTACCTTTACTTTCTAAAAAATCCTTTTCTGTCATAATTCTATTGCTTAATGTTGTTTACCGACTGTTTTTTATTAACCAAAATATAAACAATCCTGTAAGTATTTGAATTGCTAAGATACAGAAAATTATTCCAACCATTATAAAAGCGTTTATAAAGTCTTCCATTACTTACATCTTAATTCATATCCTCTTGAATCCATTTCCCCTCCCCTGTTACAGTCTTTTATAGTCGAAGCGTTGAACCCTCCACCAACTTCAAAGCTTCCCCCACCAGTATCAAACCTTACTGGATCTTTTACCCAGTTACAATCACAGGTAAAATCCTCATCCTTTTCACAACTTGTGAAAGCAAATAATGCTAATAATAATACTAATTTTTTCATAATTTATAATTGTTAAATTCGTTTTTTATTTCTAAATATAAGTCTTTATATGAAACATCTTTAGAAAACCCTTCATATATTTTTAAAGAGTTGATTATTGTTGTGTGCTCTCTATTGGTTTCCGAGCCTATAAATCCTAAAGTATGACCATTTTTTCTTAAAATAAAATCAAAAACAGA